CTCTCTTGCTGCTGCAATCGTGTTCTCAAGTCTTGTGTATTCTCCGGAGTGGACGATTTCTGATTCATCTCTCTGTGATGGAAATATCTCCATCTCGAACGTGGCACTTGTCAGCAACGCACCGTTTTGGTATAACTGAATTTCACATTGAGCAGTGCCGTGAACCATGAGCATTCCTCTCGTTAATGGAACGAGTGCCTCGTTTCCGGACTTTTCTCCGTCGTTGTGAACGTGGGTCTTGTCCGGCTTTGTCATATTGATGATAATTTCGGCATTGTCCGGAATCTCATAGACGACGCCGTCCTCCAATAAAGTGACGCCGACGTATCTTGTTCCCATATCCATCTGCTTGGCTGCCACCGCAAA